GGTGGGACATTATTTTATTTTACGGAAATATTCTTCAAATACGTTGACAATATTTCTATTAAGAAGTCTAGAAGGTGATGTTTTGATAAGTTTTCTTGCTTCGGCAGCTTCTCTTTCTTGCCACGATCCTTCAACAAACATCCATTCTCTGCCTTCCATGATACCGTTTACAAAGGCATTTGGAGCAGATGGATCGGCAACGATATCAATAGCGGCTAACATAAAGTCTTCTTGAACTTCTTGGTAACCATTCTTAGCTTTTAGAGAACCCATGCCACGAGTTGATACACCAAGTTGTGCACCCTCATCTATAAGATTTTTTACAATCTTTCCCATTGGGGTATCTAAAACTTTAGCTTTACCATAGATGTTTTGACCATCTTCATGGAGTTCTTTGACAATATGGGATACTCGGTCAAGATTGACTGTTGGGCCAGTTGGATGGTTCAATTCACCCAATGCACGACCCTTATCAACATACTCATTGATATAACGCTTGCACTCTTTTAAGAGAGTGCCTTGTGGGTAAATCCGGCCATTGCGATTTTTTACGCCAGATTGCATGAAGACACCTTCAATGAAGTAGGTCTTTTCACCATTTCCTACATTTTCTTTGATGTACTTGATGTCTTCTGTTAGTTCCGTGATTAGCTTCATTCTTGTTCTTTCTTGCCTAAAATGGTTTTGGCAACAGTTTTGTACTGTTCTTGTAGACGTTGCCCTACCTTGTTATAAAGAACCTTTGAGGTTTCATTTTTAAAAGATACGGCATTTTCTTGTACTACGTTTTTGATCATTTGGCGGATGTTGTTTTTCATATTAAATTTTTTACTTTCTGTGAAAATGTTAGATGTTGTTTTAAAGCTTCTTCATTTGTTAAAATCTCTGATACCATTTTTTGTCTATTTTCAGGACTCAAAGATTCAAAAAGTTTTTTTAACAAAACTACATCAGACTCTGAGATATTTATACTAAAACCATTTTTAAATTTGTGTATTCCTGGATTAAAATTTTCTGTAAAATCAATAAATTCTTTTAATTCAACAGAATCAAGCGTTTGTTCTTCAGTATATAATAACTTTTTAGATACATTATTTTTGACTTGTAAAAAGCTCTCATGAAGTTTTATTGCCAAAGCTTGAGTTAAATTTTGTTTAAAAAATTTCTCATTTTTGGATAGCAATCCTTCGATGCTGTTTTTCAATAATGTAGTGGTGATATTTTTCATATTACTGAGGCTGGCTTTCTTGGGCTTGTGCTGCTTGCTGTGCAGCCATTGCTGCCTGCTCCTGTGCTATTCGCTGTCTGTCAATCTGCATTTGTTTTTCTAGTTCAATCAGATCTTCAGGCAAATATTTTAAGATATGTGTTTTTACATAATCTGTAGAGAAATACTTACCAATGTATGGCTCAACAAAAGAAAGCATCTTTACACGCTCTGAAAGAATTTCTGCTTCTTTGAGATCCCAGAAATAATTGTCCGTATTGAAAACTACTTTGATATCTGTTTTTAGTTGTCTCCAGTCTTCATCGGTCATCACTCCTTTAAGAAGCAACTGAACTCTGAGTGTATCCAAGAATAATTTGGAGAACTGGAATCTTAATCTGTCAATAAACTTATAGAATTTAATTTCTTCACGAGTGATCTCAGTAGATCTACCCATGTTGAAACCATTGCTTTCTGGAGTCAAACGACTTAGTGGTACATTAAGTGCACCATAAAGTTTCTTTTTGAAATACTCAGCATCTTCAATTTGAGAGAGTGATTGTGCTCCAGGTAAGGTGGTAATTTCTGTACCACGCGAACCTTCACGGCGAGGCAACCAATAGTCTTCCAGAACAGACAAGAATTTGCGCTCATCTCTGATTTCACCAGTATCTTGATTATAAATTAACCGAGTGCGGAAACGGCTCATCATATCACGCATATATTGTTCAGCTTTTTGTTTTGGAAGCTGACCAACGTCTACGTAAAATACTCTTCTTTCTGGGGCACGAGCCATTCTATAAACAAGCAATGCATCTTCCATTTGACGCAACATGTTTAATGGTCTAATTGCCTTGTGTAGATGTCCCAAGACTCTTTTGCTGTTTAGATCTATCAATCCAGATGGAACATAAACAACGCTATCCAAAGATAGATGAAGACCTTGTGGTCCAGTCATGATATAAGATTCTTTATCTGTATTTGTATACACATAAAATTCTTCAATATCTTTGACTAACTGAACAGGAGTTCCGTTTGTTCCCTTGTCCATTTCTTTTTTAAGCTTACGGATTTTTTTAATCTTTAATGGATCAATTGGAATAATTTCCTGAATACCTTCCATGGGTAAATCTTTATCAATTACAAGATTATAATAAATCTTGGAATCAATATACCAACGACGGAAGGTTTCATAAGATCTGTGATTAAAATCTAATAAATGTAGAATCGTTTCAAATTCTTTGTATATTTTTGTTTTAATATTTTCTGAAATATTGCAGTTTGATAAATCTAATTTTACTGGTTTGTGATCAGTACCAGGAACAATTGCGGCATTTACAATTTCATCAATAGCATTATCTAATTCTGGATATACCGCCATATTACGATACTGAATAACAGACTGCTGTTCGTCACGCATTGTTGCAGCGTAATCAAGAGCAGTTCCAAAAAATCCACCAGCTTCAATAGTTACAGTACCATCAAACATCTCTGGAGCAGCAAATGCCTGTACTGCTTGTTCTCGGGCATCAGCTTTTGTTGGCTGTTTTTTTCCAAACTGAAATCCAAATATATCAATTTCCATATTTCACCTTAGTTTCTTTTTGTAACATTAGTTATCTCAATATAATCGAAAACAATGATAACGTTAAAACTATTTAACGTGTTTGGATTACCCATGTTTAGATTTATTGGTTGAATTCCTGCAGGCCAGCAGCCATGCAATTTATATTCTTTTAAAACAGAATTTGGACCATCTTCACCATTTAAATTTAAATGTTGAATTTTCCAGTTATCCGCTTTATATTGTTTTGGTAGTGTAGATTTATTAGTATCGTGGTTATTTATAAGATTTTGCCACTTTTGAATTCTTCCCCAAAGATTATTCGATCCGGTATCATCCCATGCAGTAAAAGACCACGTACCATAATCTTTTTCACCGGGATAATGAAATTTTCTACCAAAATAATCATAGCTTATAGTCTTAGAAGCTGCATTAGGTACAGTAGCTGCTCTTACATGGAAGTCCGTAAATTTTCCACCTGTGGGAAAACTACCGATTATTTTAAATCGGTTAGATCTTGATCCTCCAAAGAAATTTGTTTTAAAATCTATGAGCATAGTTTAGCTATTGTAGTTATCTTGAATTTTTAGATAATCAAAAGTAAGTGTTGCACTAAAACCAACAAAGCCAACTTCACCCATATTAAGATTAATTTCACCAACAACTGATGGCCAGCATTTATACAAAGTAATTGTTTTTATAGGATTTCCGTTTAAATCTAATTGTTTTATTTGCCAAGTTGTTTGAAGAGTTTTATAGGAATAATCATTTCTAACAACTTTGTGGGTATAATGGCCGTCCATTTGTTCCGACCAATTATGCAATGCTTTCCAAATATTTTTAGTATTATTATCGTCGTAAATACCTATAGCCCAAGTACTATAAATTCTATCACCAGCATATGTAATCATTCTTCCACGGTATGGAACAGAAATAGTATTAATTTGAGTAGCTGGCAATGATGCAGATACTATTTTAAATGCTGCATCATTTTTATCAATACTAATTCCATTTGGCCACTTTGGCATAACCACAAACCTATTGGCACGGGTTCCACCGTTAAAACCATCTTTAAAATTAATTATTGAATTTTTTGATGGCATTATTGTGTTAATGTTATATTGATTACGAAGCTATCAATGCTAAGAATTGGCTTGATAATTACTTGAACCGTCAAGTTTGATGAATTATCAGTATTATTGGATGCGTCGCATATAATTTGAGTTTTGGTGTTGTCAATATATGGAGTAAATGGATCTATTGCAGTATCTATTTCAGAAGTAATTTGTGCGCGGGTGGCTGCATTATTTACATCAAATAAATATTTCAATGCAATGTCATTAATAGCTTGCGATAAAGCTGAACGAAGTCTTGATGGGCCTATTCTTTCGTCAGATGACACTACACCAGAATTATTTGCAGTAGCTCCAACAACATCTGATCCTAAAAATTTAGGATTAAAGTTTACAAAGAAATTCACTCTATTATTTCTTAAATCAGTTTTTAAATTATCAAACCAATCAATAGAATTTGATACATTTCCATTTAATACAGTTGCCCTATCTATACCAGCTACAGTCAAATACTGTTCATTTCGATTTAAAGCTCTGGTAAAGAATCCACCTACATCAGATACTGCTGGCAAGGTATATGTAATTTTACTAGTGCTTAATAATGAAGTTGTATCTAAATCTGTTACAGTTTTTAAACCACATACATTGAATATTCTATTAGCAACTTGTGTTCCAGTGACGTAAGCAGATGACCCAAATAAAGTTGCATAGTTTGCCATAGTGTAACCAGCTCCAGTGACTCCAGTGCTATCAGCAATGCTTGGAAATATACCTACAGTATATGGTTGGTCTATGAGCCATTGACATAATGTGGTTCCCGCTTGTTGGCCAATTACTATATCAAAATAATTTTGTGAATCTATAATATATTGATCCAAACCAGCTGCAGATCCAGACAAAACCAAAGAACCACCATAAGCCATATAATTGATGGCAAACAACATATCTTTACCAGCAGCTAATGGCGTTAGACGAACAGAGTTGTTTTCTACTCCAGCAGTTTGAAAAAATCCATATGTTCCACCTGCACTGGGTTCCGATACCAGGCATGCTGTGACTCCACCTAATGAATTTAAATCTCCAATAAAATCTTGTGGTGTAGTATAAACAATATATTTGTTTAAAGTAGTACCTTTGGCGGGAACGGTAGATCCTGTAGATCCCCATGTTCTGGAACGAGAATATATTAACCATCCAAATAAGCCACCCGGATCATTGCCAGCAGCTCCAGAAAGACCATTAAATGTCAGCCCTCTGTTATATGTATTTCCGGTAATCATACCAGCTACTAGGGTATTAGTAGTGCTTTCTGTCGAATATTGGTTAGAGCTTATAAAGGAGCTGAGTGATGGCATTTAATTTCCTTTTTCTGTCAAAATATTTAGCATTCTTATGAAGGATACCAAACAACACCATTTTCTACAAACTCACCACCATCTTCACCATTATTTTGATTTGGAGCAAATAAAACATTATCATCTTCTGGTTTTATAGCTTCTTCATAGTTAAATTTTGATTGTTCTATAAGATCTGCAAAGTATTCTTGTCTAGTCAACCAAGCAAAAAATACTAAAGTCATAACTAAATCGTCATTTTGACCATCTTCGGCTTTATATGTATTTGATTTAGAAACAAATGACATCATTTCTGTTATAATTCTGTCGTCATTTAATAAAAGTTTATTTTCTTCTACCAGACGTTTTAATACGGCGCATCCTATTTTTTTGGTTTGTGCTGTTGTTCGCAAACCCATTTCATTTTTTCCAATACCACCAAATCCTTGAGATAAAACTTGACCTTTTCTTCCCATAATTTTGGTCATCAATACATTTTCATATTCCAAATCAGTATGAAGTATGTTGGAAACTTGACCACCAAGATCATTAGTTTCGATTAAAACATAAGCATTGTTATATGCCTTGGCAACATTTTGTATAACTGTTGGAAAATTAAAAGGACTTATGGTATTGTTTCTGTAACTGCACACAATTTTGTATGGAGTACTAGAACCTTCAATTACTGTAAATGCTGAATAGTCAGATCCCTGTCCTCTGGAGACATCTGCTTGCAAAAAATAAGTTTTGTCTGGCTGTGGTGTTTCATATACTCTATGTCCTTCGGCATTTTCAGATATTGGCTCTTCTGGAGCCAATATATTTAATTTGGTAGAAGAAATAAGAGTATTAGAAGATCCTAAAAAGCTGCATCCATATTCTTGCTCAAATTGTTCTGGACTTGTATTTGCTATTTGTTCTTCTGCCCACACATCATCTCTTTTGGGGCCACCGGGAGTAATTGGAACATCTCTCCAGCTGACTTCTACTGGAATAAATCTATTTTTTAAT